TTATTTAGATGATTTTTCCAGTAAACACCACTTCCGGTATATGTGTGAGGATTTTTATTTGTAGTTACGCCGAGATATTTCAACCCAGTTTTTGTATGTGTTTTTACATATAGATAAATAGTCATGCTGTTAATTCCTTTGTATTAATAGAGTAGTTAGGGAGACTCTCACATATCCCGTGAACTACACTAATATTTATCATTATACCTTGACAAACTATTTTAAATGTGCTACTATCAGCTTAACAATGTATAAGGATTATAATGACACAAACGTATATCTTGCTCGATTTAGCCAATCTTTTTTTCCGCAGTCGACATGTGGTTCGCGGCGATATCGATACCAAAGTTGGCATGGCTATGCATATTACACTTTCGAGTATCAAAAAAGCATGGACTGATTTTAATGGAACACATATAGTAGTAGCACTCGAAGGCCGTAGTTGGCGTAAAGATTTCTACGAACCCTACAAAAGAAATCGCAAAGAAGCTCGTGCAGCAATGACTCCTGCACAACAGGAAGAAGATACTGTGTTCTGGGAGATATTTGATGAGTTCAAAAACTTTGTCACAGATAAAACCAACTGCACTGTGCTGCAACATCCTCAGCTAGAAGCAGACGATTTAATCGCAGGTTGGATCCAACAACATCCTAATGATAATCATGTTATTATTTCAACCGATGGCGACTTTGCACAACTTATTGCACCTAACGTAAAACAATACAATGGTGTGTCAAATACTACAATTACGCATGAAGGGTATTTTGACGACAACGGCAAGCCTGTCCAAGATAAGAAAACAAAAGAACCAAAAGCTGCACCTGATCCTCAATGGCTTCTTTTTGAAAAGTGTATGCGCGGTGACACCAGCGACAATGTGTTTAGTGCATATCCTGGTGTCAGAAAGAAAGGTACAAAAAACAAAGTAGGTCTACTCGAAGCATTTAACGACAAAGACAACAAAGGGTTCAATTGGAATAACCTCATGCTTCAGCGTTGGGTAGATCACAAAGGTGTTGAACATCGCGTCCTCGATGATTATAATCGTAATGTAACTCTATGTGATCTCTCGGCACAGCCTGACTGGGTTAAAGAAATTATCAAATCTACTGTTTTCAATGTAGAATCAAAAAATGTATCACAAGTGGGCATGAGATTAATGAAGTTCTGTGCTAAATGGAATTTGCAGCGTATTGCAGATCAAGCACAAAGTTTTGCAGAGCCCTTGCAAGCGAGGTACAATAAATGACTGTAAAAGCAAAGCCAATTCTCAAAGATCGTTTTTGGATCATCGAAGACGAAGGTGTAAAAATTGGAACTCTAAGCAAAGAGGATGATAGGTTTGTAGTAAATCACAAAGGCAAAATTGACTTTTGTGCCACTGAAAACCAATTGAAGAAAAAGTTTGGTCTTGATTTAATGACTGCAAACATTACAAATAGTAACCAACAAAATGATAATTACAATGTAAGAGGTTTTCCGACACGCTGTGTTCCTTATAATAGCATGTATGATATTAAGCGTAAATTGCCTCTTTTTACTAAAAGTAAAAAAAGCAAAAGCATATACTGTGCAGGATATTATTTGATTAAATTTAACGTAAGCTACTTAAAAAGTTTTTGTCCTAAACTTATTACTGTAGAAAGAAATCATTATCTAGGACCTTTTAAGACCGAAGTCGAAATGAAACAGGAGTTAGCGCGTGTCAACCGTTGAACCTTTGAATACTATGCCAATTGAACAATTTTTACAATTGGTAAAAAATGCAGATAACAGCAGAAGCAAAGAAGTGAGATTAGATATAAATCAGGCCAAAAACCTAGCATATACGCTGGGGATAGTTATGAGTAGACTAGAAGGCGATTTGGAAACTTTTGTTAAAACCCATGCAGGGTCTTCAATAGATGATATTGAAATTCAAATTGGTGCTGGATCTGACTGGAAATAATGTTAAGTAATATAAATTAGATAAATAACTGCGTACATAACGGAGAATAAAAATGAGTAGGCCCAAACCTATTGTAAAACAAGAATACATTAACAGTACCACATATAAGTGTGAACAAATACTTGATGCGGAAGCAATTTGGGCAGTTTTTTATCAAAACAAAGCATTTAATTTAAAAAGTTTTAATGCATTATCAAGTTATCCTGGTCCAAAGTATAAGAAAACTAGTTTTTCTAATCCTGGTCATGCACATAATTTAGCAAGACGTCTTAATGAAATGTTTAAAACTGACGATTTCACAGTTGTAAAACTTACATCTGGAGAAACTGTTTCGGACAATGACTAATATCAAAGTTGAGTATACAAAACTTTTTTTATCAGAATTGGGCAAGACCGTCAACGATAACACTGTTAACGAACATATGCCACTGTGGTGGAAAAATACCAGAGCTAAAAACACCGGCGGCCTTCGTCTAACTGAACTAGGATACGAAGTTCTAAAGCAGTTAGACATAGCCACATATGATATACCTTATCCAAAAGACATGCCTATGACTGCCCAAGTAATAGTTTTTTTGGATAAATTTATAGATTGTCCATATTTCCTTAGTTCAAAAAGTATCACTGTTACTCATAAGAAAAAAGCTGTTGAGCTGTCCCTGTTCAGTGGCGATCTAAGGAAATATGGTTTAGCAAAAGCTATGTCGCGACAAAGAAACTCCTAACGTGGAAAAAGATGCATATTGTGGTTGACGCATTTGATGTTCGATGCTATAACACATGCATAGGCACTGAAACACAGAAAGGAATACATCATGTCTGATTCAACTCGCACTGTTAGCCCGAACAAGGCCAAAGCCAGTCTCCGGATTGCTATGAAAAAGAAGCGTCCAATCTTTCTTTGGGGTCCTCCGGGCATTGGTAAATCTGATGTTGTCAAGCAGATTGCTGACAGCTTCGATGCTCCAATGATCGACGTTCGTCTGTCTCTTTGGGAACCCACTGATATCAAAGGTATCCCTTACTTTGATAGCAACCTTAACAAAATGGTTTGGGGAGAACCAAACGAACTCCCTGACAATGAATTTGCTTCGCAGCACGAAAACATTGTACTGTTTCTTGACGAAATGAACAGTGCTGCACCAGCTGTGCAAGCTGCTGCATACCAGCTGATTCTCAATCGTCGCGTTGGCGAATACCATTTGCCTGACAATGTTATGATTGTTGCTGCTGGTAACCGTGAAGCTGATAAAGGTGTTACTTATCGTATGCCTGCTCCGCTTGCCAACCGTTTTGTTCACTTGGAAATGGACGTAAACTTTGACGACTGGTTTGCTTGGGCTGTAAACAACAACATTCATTCCGATGTAGTTGGTTACTTGCAATTTGCAAAACAGGACCTTTACGACTTTGATCCTAAGAGCCCGAGCCGCTCTTTTGCTACGCCTCGTTCTTGGTCGTTTGTATCTGAACTGCTTGATGACGAGCTTGATGCTGGCGTTACTACTGATCTTGTAAGTGGTGCAGTTGGCGAAGGTCTTGCTGTCAAGTTTATGGCTCACCGCAAGGTTGCAGCTAACATGCCTAACCCGACAGAAATTCTCGAAGGTAAGGTAAAAGAGCTGAAAACGAAAGAAATCAGTGCCAAGTATTCCTTGACTGTTTCGCTCTGCTACGAACTCAAGGAATCCAGCGATAGCAACGACAAGAAGTTTGACGAAAAAGTCAACAACTTCCTTCGCTTTGCAATGGATAACTTTGAGACTGAACTTGTTGTTATGGGCATCAAGCTTGCACTTACACAATATGAACTTCCGATTGATCCGGATGCTGTTGAGTGCTTTGATGAATTCCACGAACGTTACGGCAAGTATATTAAAGCTGCACAAAGTGTGTGAACCATTCAGTGGGCGAGTCAAACTCGCCCACTATTTCTATTACTGCTTGACAATGAAAATATATATGCTATAGTAAGGCATACATCAACAAAAGAGGTATCTAATGTCTACCAAAGCTACTGCAAGTGCGCCGCGTCAATGGCAACCTGATCCAAACATTTCCAAAGAAGAATTGGAAAAAATGCAAAAAGAAGTGCACGAACGTATTATCACTTCTCGTGTAGGACTGTTGCTGCGGCATCCATTTTTTGGAAACATGGCTACACGTCTTAAAATTCAAGCTGCTGACGACTGGCTGCCTACTGCGGCAGTTGACGGTCGTAATCTGTATTACAACACGCAATTTTTCAATGCAATGAACAACAAAGAAGTTGAATTTGTTATTGCTCATGAAATCCTGCACATGGTTTACGATCATCTTGGACGCAGAGATGATCGCGATCCTAAACTTTACAATATTGCCGCCGACTATATTGTTAACAATCTTCTTGTTGACGATCGTATTGGCACAAAGCCCAGTATTGTAGATTGTTTTCAAGATTTTAAGTATCGGGGCTGGACTAGCGAAGAAGTTTACGACGACCTTTACAAGGAAGCTAAAAAGAACGGTAAAGAAATTCTCGATAAACTTGGCGAAATGCTTGATGAGCACATCGACTGGGAAGACAGCAGCGATGGCGACAGTGACGGCAAAGCTAAGGGTCGCCCAAGTTATAGCAAAGCTGAACTTGACCAAATTCGCGATGAGATCAAAGAAGCAATGATTAATTCTGCGCAGACTGCCGGCGCAGGAAATGTGCCAGCAGGAATTCAGCGACTGATCAAAGAGCTCACTGAAAGCAAGATGAACTGGCGAGAATTGCTTCGCCAGCAAATCCAAAGCACTATTAAGAGCGACTTTACTATGAGTCGTCCTAACCGTAAGAGCTGGCACACTGGTGCTATTCTTCCCGGTATGAACTTTGACGAAACTATTGATATCTGTATTGCTCTTGATATGAGCGGATCTATTGGCAATGACCAGGCAGCAGATTTCCTAGGAGAGATCAAAGGCATTATGGATGAATACAAGGATTACAAAATCAAAATCTGGTGCTTTGATACTGAAGTTTACGGCGAAGATGATTTTACTGCCGACGACGGACGTGAAATTACGGATTACGAAATTCGCGGCGGCGGCGGAACTGATTTTATGGCTAACTGGCGTTATATGCACGATCAGGACATTTTGCCTAAAAAGTTCATCATGTTTACTGATGGTTATGCTTGGGATAGCTGGGGAGAGGAAGATTACTGTGATACGGTCTTTGTTATTCACAGCAATCGCAATAAAGACCTTGAAGCGCCATTTGGCATTACTGCTCACTACGAGGAGGCAAATGGTTAATATCAAGGATACCAATCCACTTGATGTATTAAACTTGAGGAGGGTAGATTTTTGCCCTCCTCATTTTTCTACAACTAATATTCCAAAAACCTACAATATGGAATATGCAATTGTAGAGTGGATACGAGACCATCTTAGCGGCAGATTTTATCTAGGCGAAAATGTCAGTCTCGATGATACTAACAATATGAAAATTGTATATACTATAGGGTTTGAAAACAGCAAAGAACTTTCGTATTTTATGCTGGCGTGTCCATTTTTAAAATATCGATAATCAATCTATCATAAATTATAATATAAGGAGATTATAACATGACCGAAGATAACAACAGTAATCAAACAGATTTGACAATTCAAGATCTTGCTGTTGCAAGAGCTATTATTGAACTAGCAACTGAAAGAAATACCTTTAAGCCTAATGAATTGGCTGCTGCTGGCTCACTGTATAATAAACTCGATGCCTTTCTTAAGAACGTAGAGCAGCAAGCAGAAGCAGCAAAAGAAGGCACAGAAGCAGCACAAACTGATAGCAACAAGGACAATGACAATGGCTAATATAAAGCACGTCGGACGACTTGTAAAAAATCAACGCAAAGTGATAGTAGCTTACAGAGTCTTACCAGGCACTGAAACAGAATGTCTTGTAATACCAACCGAAAGTATCGGAGCAGCAGAGCACGACAGTCTGATTAATCTAGTTGAAAGCGATGCAGGACAAAGTGCATACGAATTTGCTGAGGCTATGTCAAGAGCAGTTTTGCCTGATGGCAGAAATATGCTAGCAGCAATGCATACCACAGGCAAACTGCTTAAGATGAACACCAATGAAATTGAAATGACTCCATCAACTACACAGACTCTTCTTTTGTCAGAGCTTAACAGTATCATAGCAGAAAACAAAGGAGTAACAGTATCTGATCTAGCAATAAGCAATCCTAATTCTACAAACGAACCCTCTAGCACTGTGGAAGAATCAAAGGATCCAGTTGAAGTGTATACAGATAAAGTGTATACAGATGAATCAACTGTTACAACAGAAGTAGAACAGCCACTAGACGACGAAGCCCTTGCTGCACAGCTAAGAAGCCAAGCAGATGCTATGTTCAAAGAAGCAAAACGGCTGCGAGAACAAGCCAACGATCTCGTTCCAACAAAGAAAAAAACAACAACAAAGAAAAAAACTCAAAGTGTCTGACAAAAACAAGGATCATTGGGAAGAAATTTTAGAGTCAATTTCGCTGGATTTTATTCCAATAGAGTATATCAGTGCTGTCGTTGTAACATTTGATGACGGCACTGAATGGGAAATTGAAATTGACAAAGAAAGTAGAGAACAAGGAAATCCTGACGACCTTTTACAGGATTTTTTTGACGAATATGAAGATACTATAATAACTGTGGATTTTAGAATAGATATAGAACTTCTAAAAAAAGATATTACCAAACGCACTAAGATTTTCCTCAAGCATAACAGATAGTGTACATCGCTCTTACGGTGTTCTTTGATAAATATACTTAAAGAACACCGTAGGAGAATTCAATATGGCTTTGCGTTTAAAGCGAGGAACTAACGCCGAAAGACTTAATTATACCCCAGAGTTAGGCGAATTAATTTATGTAACAAACTATTCAACTGAAAACGTGTCGCCTTTGTGGGTCGGCGATGGTAGTACTGTTGGCGGTAATGAAATTATAAACGGTGGCGGCATTACAGACCTTGTTAATGATACATCTCCTGAACTAGGAGGTAATCTAAATCTTAACAGTTTTGATATTGTAGGTATTGGTGATATTGATATAAGCGGTAATATAGATATCACTGGCAATCTTCTTGCAAACACTGTTTCGGCTACTACAGTATCTGGAAATTTTAGTGGTGATTTAACTGGATCTGTATTTGGTGACGATAGCACTACAATCATTGACGGGATCAATAATTCGATTAATACAAATCAAATATTAGGTACAGGATTGCTTAGAGTTGATAACGGAAGTGGAATATTAATAAACGACGTTAACGATTTTGCAACACTTGCTGTTCGTCGTGAGGATAACATTGATATAAGTGACCCAGGCACTATAGTTGCATACGGTACATTACGTTTTGAAAGGGATGATATTAATGGATTAGGCACAGGTGTGTATATACAAGGCGGAAGTGACGGGTTTAAAGTATTCACTCTTCCTGATGGTTCGTCATTTAATTTGCTTAATTCAATACATTTAGATATGAACGGAAATTTAGGTGTAGGAAAAACTCCTACAACTAAACTAGATATAGACGGAAATGCTGCCATTTCAGGTAGCTTAGAAGCAGATGCAATTCTACTAAGCGGTAGTACCATTGATACCAGCGATAGCAGTGCAATAAATGTTGTTCCTGCTACAACCTTTAACAGTGACGTTACAGTGGAAAATAATTTAACTGTAAACAATACTCTCACTGTAGACACATTAGCAGTTACCAATTTCCAAACAGCCGGCAACGGAACTCCGGAATTAGAATCAGATACTGATATTTTATTAACAGCAGGAACAAGAGTAGAAGTCACTCAAAGTCCTTTAGCAATGGCCAGTTTTACAACTACAGAAAGAAATGCACTAACACCTCAAAACGGCGATGTAATTTACAATACTACAGATAGCAAATTCCAAGGTTATGCCGGCGGCATTTGGGTTAATTTACACTAAGGACAATCAATGAGTGAAAAGTATTACCAATTAGGAACATATACTGCTGAGCAATGGTGTCAAATACACCGCGAACTAATAGCAGATGAAGGTGCTGGTGCAATACCTGATAGATGTGTAAATTGTGTCGACGACAAGCCGCATAGTTCCACAAGAGGTATATTTTTACTCACTGACGAAGAAGTAGCAGCATTAAAAACCGATCCAAGAATTTCTTGGATAAACATTGATTATACCAGTTATCCAGAAACTTACAAACCAGATCCAGAAGATCTTCAAGCTAGTAGTGCTGAATTACTAACTAGATGGCAAGGAAATGTTAAAGTTTATAGAGAATTTGAAACTAGCAATACATTACCGATAACTCCAGATAATACAGACGAAAATCGAACAGGATACCAATTGCTTCGACCTATGCAAAAGTTAGATCCATGGGTAAACAATAGTCAAGCAGCCAATTTTGTAATCGACAGTAATATACAACAATTCGGAGATGCTAGAGATGTTGACGTTATTGTTGCCGACGATGGCGGAGGCTGGATTGGTCATCCTGAATTCCAGAACAATACAACAGGGTCTAAACCAAAAGATTATGTTGGCGGAAATGTCTTGCCTGGCAATGGTACTTGTGACGTATTAGATTTAGTTCTTGATGCACCTTACTATTTAGATCCTGAGTACTTTGATGCTGATCCTGAAAATCGATTAATTACTCGGTGGGACGGTACTATTGTACCTGATGAAACTGAAGCAAGAAATTGGTGGGCTAGTACAACTAATCGTAGTAATACCTTTAATGTTGCTCACGCAAATGTTGGCACTGTAACTATAACAAACTTATACACTAGAGCATTTTGTAATGGAAGCAACACTGCACAAAGCAGCGTAGGCACGCACTGTACGCCCTGTATGGCGCTTACATATGGTAGAACACAAGGTTGGGCCTACAATTCTAACAAGTGGGTTTTAAACCTATATGGTACAAATGGCAGTGATGTCGAACCTGGATTCGACTTACAAAAAATATTTCATAATACGAAACCTGTAAATCCAAAGTATGGATCAAAAGATCCTACAGTTAGCAGCAACAGTTGGGGATATAGATCCAGCAAAGGCACAACAAACGGTTTCTATCACTTTCGAGAAGATGCTCCTGTACAATACGGTGGTACTACTGCGGAACCTGCATTTATTAGTCACATGGGAGCAACAGGTGATCTCGGTCGTTGGAAAAGTGAATTTAAACCTAACTCTCTAGTAACAGCACTAGACGAACTTTGTGACGCAGGAGTAATATTTGTTGTAGCAGCTGGCAACAGTAATCAAAAACAAGTAAAATGGAATCATCCTGATTACAACAATTACATCAGTGCTACCAGTGATCAGGCATTAGAAGATACCACTTATTTTGACATAGGCATTCCTGTATACGGAACTACAAATAGAAGAGGTTTTCCTCAAATGGGCGGTAAGGTTGTCTTAAATTCAGGAACTGGCGAAATAGAGCACAAGGCAATCAACATTGGGGCGTTAGACGATGATTTGGCCGCCGGTGGCCTAGAAAGAAAAGTAA